CATTGGTGGTCCTATTCGAATGGTCATGTCTGCAGATCTTGGTGGTAGCGACGATGAGACTGAAGTTAATCAGTTCGCAAAGCTTGCAAAAGGCAAACCTGTCAAGACTGAAACCATTGAGGTGACGTCTGGTGACGAAGAAGGCACCACTGTAACCTTGAATTTCTATGACAAGAATGGCGTGAAGTTTGTTGAAGAGACCGTGGAAGAGGGTGGTCCTTCACAAAGTGGTCATGTATTCTATGTCGCAAAAACCAAAGCATAAAATCACTCCCGACGATTGATAAATAATTGCATCATAACCCAGATAGGAGACGCTATGGACCACGCAGAAGCGCTAAAAACAATGTTGCAGGACATCATCAATGATCGTACAGAACAGGCAGAAGCCGTGATGCATGATTACTTCGTGTCAAAGACCCGTGAAGTTGCCGGGCTAAGCTCACCTGTGATCGATGATGATAATGATATTGATCCGAATACTGGAGATGACGAGTAATCGTCAGATGAGTACAAAAAGGCGGCAAAATGCTTGGATTTTTGCCGCTTTTTCATGCATCTCCCTATATAATAGATGATGCATTTGAGTTCATGATGTGAAATAAAACATCACCTCACAGATTCCAAGTAGCATGTTATCGAACATGTGATACCCATCAACCAACAAAGGAGAAACGCATGGACGAAATTCTGAATAAGTTGCTTCAGTCCGAGCTCCTCAGCGAAGAAACAAAAGCTGAAATCTCCGAGCAATGGACCGCGTCCGTTGAAGCTTTCAAAGCGCAAGTGCGCGAAGAGGTTTCCGGTGAAGTACGTTCAGAGCTCGCTGAGCAGTGGATCACCGAACGCGACGAACTCATCACTAAGGTTGATGGATTTGTCGCTGAGGCACTGACAAAGGAGATTGAGGAACTCAAAGGCGACATCGAGCGCTTCCGCGATCTTGAAGCTGAATATGCAGAAAAGCTTGTAGAAGAAAAGCACAAACTGGCTGGTGAAGTTGCAGCCGAGCTTGACAGCCTCGTCGACAAGATCGACGCATTCTTTGAAATGCGCCTGTCTGCCGAGATGGAAGAACTCAAAGAAGACCTCGAAATCGTCAAACAAAACGACTTTGGTCGCAAGATGTTTGAGGCATTTGCTTCAACCTACGCGAAACACTACGTAGATGAAGATGCCATCCAATCTAAGCTCGTAGTTGCAGAAAACAAACTTGCAGATGCCGAAGCTGAGCTTGCACGTCTTGAAGAAGAACGCAACAACATGATTCGTGAAGCGAAGATGGAGCAGATCCTCTCGCCGCTTACGGGTAAGAAGCGTGAGCAGATGGCAATGGTCCTCAAGAACGTTGACACCTCCCGTCTCGAAGAAAGCTACAAATTCTTTATCGGTCGTATTCTGAAGGAAGATGAGCAGCCAGCAACACCAGCTGCAAAGCCTCTGAATGAAAACAACCAAGCCCCGACCCCTAATAAGGTGGTCACAGGTGAACCACCAGCAGCTCCATCGAAGCAGGTTGACCAACTTGCCGAAATGAAACGCCTCGCAGGTCTTAAGTAATCTGCCATCCAACAAGGAGAAAATAATGCAACTGATTGAAAACTGGCAAACCACCAAAGAGGCACTGCTCGAAGGCCTCGAAGGATCTAAGCGTCAAATCGTCGCTACTCTGATGGAGAATCAGAAGAACCTGCTCGAAACCGCACCAGCAAACGCGGTCGTTTCGGCAGACGTCGCTACTTTCCAGAAGATCATGATCCCAATGATCCGCCGTATCATCCCAGGTACCATCGGCGGTGAACTGGTTGGTGTTCAGCCAATGACAGGACCAACCGGTCTGATCTATACCCTGCGTTTCGCTTTCGCTGAACGCGCAGATGCACCAGGAACCCTGCACGACATCAACCCAGGCGATGAAGCTTTCATCTACAACGGTAAGATGAAGCGCTTCTACTCGACAGCTGCTGCCGGTACGGGTACGACCGACCTTCCAGGTGGTCGTCCAGGCGATGGTCAGCCAGTTACCTATCCACCACAGCTCGCATCCTCGATCACTGACGGCTTTGCCGCTCGTACCGAGGACTATGAAGGCTACGGCGGCCGTTCAATGCGTCTCTCCATGATGAAGCAGTCGGTTACCGTTGGTACCCGTAAGCTTCAAGCTCGTTGGACCATGGAAGCAGCGCAGGACATGCAGGCAACTCACGGTATCGACATCGAGTCCGAACTGACCGCAGCACTCGCAGCAACCATCGCTCACGAAATCGACAACGAAATCCTGA